ACTGAAATCTTATGCTTGGGAACAATGACTGAAAAAGAAAAACAAATCGCAAACGAACAACTGAATAAGTGTATTGAATGGGTTGCCTTCAATCTTCAACCAACTTATCAACGACCCATAAAAAAACAATTGGAAAAAATGAGGAAGGATTGTGATTTGAGTTTAAGTGAAGAATGACTGAAGAATACGGTCATATTCCTGATGCCTTCTATCTTTCACAAGAAGAGATTGAAACCCTACGTAAATCTAAAAATTACCTGACTGAATACGGCAAAGAGAAACTGAGGAAACTTATGATGACACACGAAGAAATGTTAGAAGAAGCAGAACGTCGTGAGAAGAGTAATCGTGTGCTTGAACGATATAATGCTTTTTATAATTGGGAATCTTCTTCTACTTCTCATGGCACAATCATCACACCAGAATTTCAACAAGCAGTCGCTTTAGATTGTATGGTTGCTGCTATTCGGTGTGAGTATATGAACCAGGAGTTTGATCAGGTTCCTGTTTCTGATATTGAATCTTTGATTGAAGCACTGAATCAACAGGGTAGAGATTATCTGAAACGAGTACAAGAGTTCAAAGATAGTGCTGATGGAGTAGCATAATGACTAAAAAACTTTGTAAGGATTGTAAGTGGTATCGTAAATCTTGGTTTGAGCATATCGTTTTCAGAACTAATCGGTATGATATGTGTGCCTCTCCAAATACTACTATTGACCTTGTAACTGGTTATCAACAAAGGTTTTGTGATATGTTGAGAGCAAATCGTTGGAAAGAACTTGAATTTTCTTGTGGTCCAGAAGGAAAGTTTTGGGAGGCAAAATGAAAGTAACTGAGCATAATGTAGATGCTGACTGGAATCATGCTGAGATTGAGGCACTGATGGCACTGGTGAAGGGTCAAATGATTAAGGAAGACAACGATAAATTCACCAATCTGTTTTATGCTAAGATCTATGGTAAACTACTTGGAATGAAACGCGATCTAATCAATCATGACTGATAAAGAACTCTACGATCCAGATGAGTTTCTGCTTGACAACATCAAATCATACCACTATGAGGTGATGGATGAGGGGCACCATGTCTGGATGGCATTCTATTTTGAGAATGGTAAGACAGGGCACTTGAACATTTTCCTGAATGATGGTAGGATACAGACCCGATACGAGGAATGGACCAATGACCTATGATGAGCTCTACGAACACATCACTTATTATATTGCTCAACCACTGGATGATAAGCGTAAAGCATGTCTGATTCTTAGTGGGTTTATGGAGTTTATGCTTGACTGTGCCGATGATGGTGTAGATCTACGAACACTTGATATTACTGGTTTTGTGAATGAGAAACTTGATGAGATTGAGGGAAAATGAATTTCCATAAACTCATTATCAACAATAAATTTCTACGTTACACACCATTTTGGTGGTGGGTTCGTTTGATTAGTCATCAAGGTTTCCGCTTTGATGACTATTATGTTTGGAAAGAGTTTTGGTTCTCTCTCAATCATGGTTGGGATCATATGGAATATGTTCACAAGTTTGAAGAGTATTGGGGTAAAGGTTCTTATCCACCAGAGCGTATTGTATTACCAAAAGAAGATTTTGATTCTCTTGTAGAAAGATTGAATGAACCACCACAATACAGTGAAAAGATTGCTAAACTACTTCAACGCAAAGCACCTTGGGATGAATAATTATGGAACTCAGCGAAAAGGCAAAGATATACTATAATGTCTGGAAGTGTGCCTATCAACGAAGACATATGTATAAGGGCACACCACGGGAATATGGAGAACACGATACACTATTGATGTGCCTAAAAATGAAAGGTGCTAAATGGACGCAGTTTGATACGGAGAAACCTCATTATCTACGATGAAAGTAACTGAACACAACATTACAGATTGGCAACTGAATGAGGATGAAATCCAGAGTTTAATCCACCTTACAAAACTTGAAATCAAAAGGTGTGAAGGTGATAGCACCACACAAACTTATTATGGTATAATTTTGGGAAAACTATTGATTATGAGGAACGATGTTCAGTAAAGCACTTCTAGGAACACAAACAAATAAAGTGAAGATGACTTGGGTGGAGTATATCTTCACTCATCTTATTCCCACTTGGTTTCAGTCATTCAACGATAACTTCCGTATGTGGAAAGATTTGATGACTGATAACTTTGAGGGTTATGCTCTACTGAAAGATGATGACCCATTCCAAGAATGTTATGATTGGTTCTGGTCAAGTATCAATATGGATGAAACATACCCAAAAGAGTTTCTAGAATATCTAATGCAAATGGTAGATGATATAGAAACTGGTAAAGAGAAAGTAGTTCCTATGGATGGAGATCTTATTGAACGATTGAAAGACCTTGTTAAAGATGTGGAGTTAGATGATGAATGAAGCGCACTATGGGTATGTAATCAATACATACTGGGACCATCTTAATATGCTTTCAAAAATGAAGGATAAGAACCCTCAACGATTTGAAGCATTTGAGTATTCACAAACGCATATCTATGATATGATAGATATACTACAACATCAGCAAAACTTACAGGATTAGTATAGTGGGGCAGCAAAGTCGGGTAGGGGTATTTGACTTGCGTAAGTCCCCATATTATAATATAAATAATGATACCCCTACTAAAAGAATAATGTATTATACTTACGCATATTTGCGTGAAGATGGAACTCCTTACTATATTGGAAAAGGTAAAGGTAAAAGAGTTTATAGCAATAACGGAAAACCCTGTGTAGTTCCAAAAAATAAGAATCAAATAATATTTTTAAAACAAAATTTAACAGAAGAAGAGGCATATATTCACGAAATTTATATGATTAGTATACTTGGTAGAATTGATATAGGAACAGGTATTCTTCGTAATAAATCTAATGGCGGAGAAGGAAAAAGTGGTTATATTCATACGCAAGAAACAAAAAATAAAATAAGTCAAGCAGTAAAGGGTAAAAATCACCCTCTATATGGATGTTCTCCATCGTCAGAAACAAGAAGAAAAATGAGTGACTCTCTTAAAGGTAGAATAATAACTGACGAATGTAGAGCAAAAATGAGTGAATCCCATAAAGGTAGACCACCAACTTATGGATTTAAAGGAAAAACTCATACAGAAGAAACACTACAAAATATGAGGAATAGAAAATGGTGGAATAATGGACAAATCAATAAAACTTCTGTAGAATGTCCTGGTGTCGGTTGGGTTCGTGGTATGCTTAAAGAGAGTAAAGGGAGGTGATTGAAATTGGGAATGTTTGATTGGGTTCGCAGTAGTTATGACTTAGGCCCTCAATTTACGAATACAATTTTACAAACAAAAGACATAGAAGAAGGTTATAGTGGCACTATGACACACTTTTGGATTGACCCGAAAGGTGTTTTGTGGTGCCCTGATTATACCGGCACAAATACCTTTGAGATTATTGAAGAAGATGACCCACGATATAACCCTAAACATCTATTCTTGAACTATGAGTGGATACCTACAGGACAACGCGGAAGGTATCAAGTTCATCCAATCACAAAATATATTGAAGTATACCCAGAAAGATGGAAAGGTGAATGGGAAGATTGGCCCCGATTGAAACTACATTTTAAGAAAGGTGTTCTTCAAGATTATGAGGATGTGACTGGACGATGATTGATACCTCTTTGTTTCCTTATGAAAAGTTCCCTGTGCGATTGCAGTTTGGTGAAAAGAAAGAGATTTCAGTTTGTTGGTTTGAGTGTGATGAGCACTTGCAAAAATACCTGAATAGGTATAAACTGGACAAGAGAACTATTAAGATTGATTATCGTGATGGAGAACCCACTAAGCCTAGTAAAGCAAACAAGAACAGTGTGGAATCGGGAACTAGAAAGACCAGTAGTAGAAGTTCAAGTGGAAGTAAACGGAGCACCAAAAAGTTGGATTCCCCTGGAACTGTTAGTCGCACTCGCAAACCTAAATCAAAATGAACGAAGCAACGAAACTGTTGTTAGCACTACAACAGATTGATAATCTTACCAGTTTGTTAGAAGGTAACGAGTATCAAACATTTTTATATTCACATCTAAACTCATTAAACGTAGAACTCAAGAGGCAATTAAGTCATTATGGAAAAACAACTGATTGATGATGCCTTCTATGTTGAGGAAAAAAGTTGGGGAACTTGGCAATCTCATCATCCTGATGGAAAAGGTATCATCACCGCTCTTACAGAAGAGGAATGTATTAGAGCAACACGTTGGTATTTGAAAGCAAAACAAGAAGGTGAGTTTGACAAATCACCCGAAAAAACATATGATAGCACTATTGGAGGAAAACTATGACAACACGTACATTTGTAGACAAAAATGGTAATAGTTGGTTTTGGGAAGAAACTCCTGAGGTTCTAGAAGTTCTTAAGAACTTTCACGCAGGAAACTATGAAGGTCCATTGTATGCTCCTCATCCTGATTTGAATAATGAAACTCCGTCTAACACCTAAGCAACAATTGTGGGCAGATGTATTTTGTTGTGCTGTAGAAAGGTCAAATCTCTATTTTGCAGATAAAGACCTTGACCGACACGCAAGGGAGCATACTACAGTTGTTTTAGCACTACAGAAAGGCGATGAGTTCTGGAGAGAAATACTGTGAAATATCACGTTTATGATGAAACAACTCCTTGGTATGATTTTCTTCAGTATTGTGAAATATGTTATCAGTTAAATGTACCAGGACAACCAAATCTCACTAGATTTATGAGATATAGGCAATATTTGAAAGAAGTTGGAGTTTTGTGATGTTTAAGTTTATCAAGTGGTTTATTTCACCCTCAAAACGACCTATTGTATGTGAAGATGTTGATGTTTATGAAAAATTGATTGAGTTGCAAAAAAGAATTGAAAAACTTGAAGAAGAAAATGTAGAGACAACAAACTGCATTTATGAGTTAGGAAACTCTGTTAATGCAGTAGATGCACGAATTGATATTATTCTAAATACTCCAAACATTACTGAATTTTAATAAACTATTATGACTTATTCTATTACTCTCCGTTCTGCTGATGGCACTGAAGAAGTAATCCAATGCGAAGAAGACCAATATATTCTTGATGCTGCTGAATATGCGGGTATTGACCTTCCTTCTAGTTGTCGTGCTGGTGCTTGCAGTGCTTGTGCTGGTAAAGTGATTGAGGGTGAGGTTGATAATGAGGATCAAACTTTCCTTGATGATGACCAAATGGAACAAGGATTTTCTCTGTTATGTGTAGCATATCCTAAGAGTGATTGTGTGATTCTCACTGAGCAAGAAGAGAACCTCTGATGTATGAAGATTTAAACAACTTTGAAAAAGCACTATCACATTTTGGTACTAGAGTTGATATAATCTGTTCTTTGGAACTTGGAGGAAAGATTGATGCTGAGACAGCTTATCAGAACATTAAAGACGAACTTAAAGACCTCAAAAAAGCACGAAAGCGACAGAGAAAAGACGAGGAGGTGTGATAAGTGTGGTGAAGAGAAACCTCTTGACGAAAACCACTATCAGGTGGTAAAGTATTTTCGTCAGGGGTTCTCTTACTACTGCAACGACTGTAACAAACCAAAACCCAAAGATTGATTATGGACTTTGATTACAAAAAGTATTCGCTTGATAAGTTGAATGAATGGATGCACGATGCACTCTCCTGCAGTGAAGCAACACCGCAGGAGATTTATGATGTGATTAAAGATGTGGTGAGTGAGAACTATTACACTTACAAGATTGAAACTGAAAAGTGTTATGAACTTCTTTGCCTACTGAATGGTAACGGTATCGGTCATATTCAAGCATATGATGATTATGTTACTGACCCCAAAGGTAATCAAGTGAAAGTTTGCAGTAAAGATGACCCATCACCTGAATGTCAAGGTGCTTGGAATGATTTTTGGGAAGAGAACTATTACCCAGAAGAATATAAAGAGGATAAAGTAGTTAAGTGGCAACTTCCTGTTGAAGTTGATGGATTAACTGGGGATTGTTTTGTTAACTTTCCTGATGATTTGTTGGAAGCAGCAAATCTTAAAGAAGGAGATATGGTAGAGTGGGTAGATAATAATGATGGTAGTTTTACACTGAGGAAAGTTAATGGCACTAAGTAAACAAACACTAGAACACCTATTAGAGGCTGAAAGTCATCTGAGAGCAGCAATTAAATCTGCTGCCACAAATGAGAAACCACTTGTAGTTAAACAACTCTCACAACTTCTTCTTGATATTGAACAATGTAAGAAGTTTGAAGAGATTATGGATATGCTTGAAGACCGTAAACCTGGAAGCAAAGGTAACTTTGGTTCTTTCTTTGATAATAATTAAGTTTTGTAACGACACTCTAAAGACATCATTAAGGAATCGCACTTATCTCTTAAATAATGTTAGGATTTAAAGATATATGGGAGCAAAATGATGACTTATTCCAAGAAGAATACCAGTGAACTCACACAAACTGAATGGGATGAAATGGTTGCTCTTAAGAAAGCTATAAACTATGATATTACTCAAGTTCATCCAGAGAAGATGGAACAATTCACTGAGTATCTTGTTCGTAGTTTGAAGGAGAAGGGTGGTTGATAAATAATGATGCTTATTCGTGGTTGTTTAAGCAGAAAGGGGTCTTTGTGACCCCTTTCTTATATAAATAGACATAACCACGGATAAAGCAGATGGAATACTATACTTACGCTTATTTGCGTGAAGATGGCTCACCTTATTATATTGGTAAGGGGAAAGGTGATGGGCATATAGAAAAAAAAGGAAGAATGGAAAACCTCCAATAGATAAATCTAGAATATTAATTTTAAAGCAAAATTTAACTGAAGAAGAAGCATTTAAGCACGAAATCTATATGATTGCAGTCTTTGGTAGAAAAGACTTGCGGACAGGTATTCTTCATAATAGAACTAATGGTGGTGATGGAACAAGCGGACATAAAATGAGTGAGATTGGTAGGCATAAATTAAGTAACCTAAAAAAAGGTGTAAAATTACCAGAAAGTCATATAAAAAATATTGCAAAATCAGTTAAAAAAAGATGGGAAGACCCAGAATATAAAGAAAAAATGTCACTTTTACAGAAAGGTAAAAAGAAAAGTGAGGAACATAAGAAAAAAATTGGAGAAGCAAATAGAGGAAAATCTGTTAATAAAGGGTTGTTTTCTAAAATATGGGAAATAACTTATGAAAATGGAAATGTTGAAATTGTTTATGATGGTCTTCCACTTTGGTGTGAAAAAAATGGTTATTTCTGGAGTAAAATAAGAGATTTATCAAGAGGAAGGGCAAAGAGGTCAAGTGGTCTTGTGTCAGTTAGGGAAGTGTCACATGGAAAGTGGCAAAGACGCTTGGATGCCCTATAATACAGTTGTTGATTTGAGGAACCTCCCATAGCGACTCGTGGAAGAATTGGAATTGAATTGAAAGATGGTTCGATATTGAGCATCTATTCACACTACGATAATTATCCCGAATACAACGGTAGGATTCTTCGCACTCACTACAATACCCGTGAAAAAGTTGCGGAACTTGTAGATGGGGGGGATGTGAGTTGCCTTTGGACTGATGATCGCTGGGATAATAGTGGGGATGGTTCTTATGGACCTAACTATTACTCCTATCGTGGTGATAATTGCCCTCCTCGCCTTGATGCAAACAAGTACGATTACCTTGCTGAAGGTGAAGAGTACGCTTATCTCTACACTCTGAAAGGTGAGTGGGTGTGCTATAATCGTAATGAGTTTGGTAGTAAAATGCCTGAAATTTGTGAAATCCCCTCTGGAGCACTTGCTGTTTAATTATGAAACCTAAGTATCTTGCTGCTGGACTGATTGCTTTCTCTGCTGTGATTGGATGGAATGTATTCCTAGTGCAGCGTGATGATGCAATGTATAAAGAATACTATCGTCGTCAAGCAATAGAGAACCTCAAACGACCACCAAGCAAAGATATTGCATATTCTCCCAAAGAACAATTTTGTCAGTCTCAAGCGCACTGGCATCCTGATTGTGATGTAGAATGAGTTTATCACTTGCAATCGCAATCTACTGTGCTATGATTGCTGTGGTCTCATCACTTCTCACTTATTATTTCAAGGTGATGAGACCTAGAGAAGAAGAACAACTTAAAGGAGGAAAAACTCTTGATTGATTATAACAAAGACCGCAAAGACCTTCAGATTGATAGGACTGCTGATGATTTCTGTATGTGGGCAGAAGAACAAGCAGCAAAGTTTGAAATCACGGTTGATTATTTCTTTGAGGAGTTTCTTCTGGATTGACAATCAAACCAAAAAACATTAAACTAAAGGAGTAACTTACACAAACAAATGAAGTATCTGTATATTGTTGATTTCTGGGTTCCTTTTCCTTCTTCGGAATATGGTGGACTAATCAATGTTATTGCTAAAGATGACATTGAATGTCACGATATTCTGAGGGATAGTGAAATCTCTTATGATTCTTCCTATGACAATAAGATTATGGAGCGTGTAGTTGCTGCTCCACGTTTTGCTCTTGCTGAAGAAGAAGAGTCCCGCGTTGTTGAATCCTTTACGACCTGATGAGTAATCCTGAAATGAATCGTCTTGCGTTTGATTTGAAACAACAATACCAAGACCGCATAGAAGATTTGCAACAAAAGATTACAGAACAGCAGAAAGAAATCCTAAAACTCCAAGAACAGATTAAACTGCTATCATACGACAAATACTACGATTGTTGATAAATACTAATGCCTGAGTTGGGTGCAATCTTCACAGGTAGAGAGGGAGCAGAAATGCTCCTTTTCTTTTATAAATACTATTGCACCCAACTAAAGAGCAGTTATGGAAAATCCTAAGAGATTTTACACTTACGCATATTTGCGTGAAGATGGAACACCTTATTATGTTGGAAAAGGAAGTAAGTATAGAGCATATTATAAAAAAAGAAATGAAGTAAAACCGCCGAAAGACAAATCTAAAATTATATTTTTAAAGAAAAATTTAAGCGAAGAAGAAGCATTTAAACACGAAATTTATATGATTAATGTGTTTGGTAGAAAAGATTTGGGAACGGGTATTTTGCGTAATAAAACTGATGGTGGCGATGGAATATTCAATTTGATAAGAACAAAAGAACATATGGATGCTCTACGCAGAGGTAGATTAAGTTATTCTTTTACTGATAAAGTTAAAAATAAAATCAGTAATACCTTAAAGGAAAAAAATATTAAACCACCATCAAGAAAAGGTATAAAACACAAAGAAGAATATTTCAATAAAAGATGTAAAAAAACATATAAAATTATAAATCCAGATGGAAAAATCTTTATCACAAATAGATTAAAGAATTTCTGTAAGATCAATAATTTGACTTGTAGTTGTATGTGTGATGTTGCTAATGGAAAATACAAACAATATAAGGGGTGGACAGTTAAAATACTGGAACAGAAACCTTGACTTTTGCTTGATTTTTTCTTATAGTGTCTTTGTTGAGTAAAACTTAGTTTGGAACTTCCACCTCTACCTTATTCTGCCCCCGATGGATATTATTATGAATGTGAAGAATTCAAGAGGAATGTTGTTCGTATTTGGTTATGCAACACTCATAAGTTTGACTACAATAATGGTGCTCCAACGAAAACAATTCATTCATTTTATAACACCAAAACCAGAGAATACTTTGCCCCAATCAATAGTAAGACCATCGGTGTTCGTGTAAATATTAAAGATACACGAAATTATACAACGATGCCGATTAAACAATCTCCATTAGATAAGTTTTTCGTATGATTTTCTCTGAAGGCACAGCAGTCATCTACAAAGAAATGTGTGGTGTGATTGATTTTGTATGTGACCACTATGTGGTTATACAACTTCCAGCACATCCTAATCGCAACTCTCCGAGATTGTTGGTATTCAGAGAATATTATAAGAATATTACAATACAAAAAGCATCAACTAAATGAAACAAAAGAAAACTGTTTGGAGGTTAATAGCAAAATCTCTTGGGGAAAAATCAGGTAAAAATGATGCAGAGGCGGATAGGATTGCTCTTATCCGTCTTTTGATGTTTCTTTCTATTTTTATTACAAACGCATTTATTATCTTTAATGCTGTAAGAACTCATATCGTACCAGCAGAACCTAAACCAGTGAAGTGTATCATTCTAAATACATAAAATACGCTAGACAAATGAGAACTTTTAGAGAGTTTATTCATATTTGCGAAGGAAAGAAAGCACCTCCTGGTGCAGTAAAGGGAACATATAAAGAGAAAGATGGTGTGAAAACTTATACTCTTGCTCCTTATGAAGGTCCATCGGGACCATTGGGAAGTGAGAAGAAAGTGATGAAAACTCTTGATAAGCAAGGTGGAATTGGTGGTGGTGCGATTAAGAAAGCAAAGAAGAAAGCGAAGAAAATTGAGAAGATTGAAGAGCAAGATCCACATATGACTCCAACAACTTTCAATGTTGTAAAAGCAAGAGAGCAGGCAAAGGGTGGGATTCAACATAGAAAACACGTTCACGGAGAACTTGCAAGAGAAGCAGGGGCACAACAAGCAGCAAAACAAGCAAGAATTAAAGCTATTATGAGTCGCTAATAAAATAGCTCACCTCCAAAGTGTCCTAATAATGTAAGCAACCATTCTTAGATGGATCCTTTCAACGACAACTATCAAATTGAAGAGGAAGGTTACTTCAACTTTGTTGATGAAGATGACATCTTTATTGATGAAGAGTTTGATGACCAATCCTTCAACGAATACCTCAACTCTACGCAAGATTTCTGATTATGACGCCCGAAACTTATACTTTCAGTGGTGATGCTGTTACCTTCCTTGGTTTGGTTGGTGTTGCTTCAACGCTTCTTATTGTTGTTACTTCTTTCCGTAGGTTCTTCAATAGTCCTTACAATGTTCGTGTGACACCTAAACAAGTGACCACCGAACCTACCACTGAAACCGAAACTCCTGTATCCTGAACAAATGACTGAAACTGTGAACGTGCTGCCTCATCTGAACGAACTCAAAGAGATTTGGCGCAAGCAAGATTTCACCTTTACTAAACAACAACAGGAGGAATACGACCTTTTGCTTGCTGCACGTCGTGAACGTGTGAAATACTTTTACGATAATGATATGGTGTGTAAGATTAGTAAATCTGCTCAAGATAAACTTCGTGATGCTGAAGATAACTAAATACTAGAAAAGTGTTTAGATGACGATGAAGACCTTTCAGGAGTTTATGTCTATTTGCGAAGCGTCTGATGCTGATGCTGCCAAGCAACTTGGTTGGGGTGGTGGCGCCTCAATTAAGAAAACTGGAGAAGGTGGAAGAATCGGAAGAGAGCGTAAAAAGACAACTCCCGAAAGGCGTCGTATGAGAGCAGTCGGTGGGGGTAAAATGGAACCCGTTGACTATAAACCACGCAAGGATATTGGTCAGCAAAGAACAGCATCTGAGCGCCAACAACAACCAGAACAAGAGCGTGGAAGTGCTGAAGTAAAGCAATCTTATGCTGAAAAGGTAAAAGCAGAACGTAGAGCAGCAGCGCAAGCAAGAATTGCTGCTAAGAAAGGTGGTGGAGAAGCACCATCAGCAGCAAAACCAAAGGCAAAGGAAGCATCAGCAACTGCAACAAAACTTTTATCTAAAAAGAAAGAAGAAAAACCAGCGCATCCTGACTATAAACCTCAGCAAGCGTCTGGTATGACTAGAGCAGAAAGAGATAGAGCAAGAAATAAGGCAAAAAGTGAAATGCTAAAGCAAAGAAAAGCAAAACTCTTCGCAGATTTTAAGGAAACTCACGGTCGTTCACCAACTGCAAAAGAAAGAACTAAGTTGCTTGGTTTAGCTCATCAATCAATGAAAGGTTGATTGAATTAAAATATCTCACCTCCAAAGTGTCCCTATAGTATAGGCACAACCACATTATGAACCGAATTGAAATCCAAAGAGCACTTTATGATGCTCGCAATGAGTATCTGAAGGCAAAGAAATCTGTAGAGTTCTGGACTCGTGAGATTGCTTTCCTGAAAGAATGTGAGGATAATCTGGACAAACCTGCTGATTGGTTGTATAATGAAATGTTTGGTGATACTCCTATCGCTGAAGAAGTTTACGGAGGTTGATGATGGCAACTTGGAGAGCAGAAGTATTTGTCAACTCACAAGTTGGCAGGATTACAACGGAAGTAGAGGCAGCAACTGCATCTGGAGCACAGCAACAGATTTATGCTAAGCACGGAAATGTTCAGCAGATTGTTAATCTTCGCCAAGTAAGTTCTGGTGGTGGAGGTTCTTCATTCAGTTCTGGAGATACTGAAGGACTTGTGTGGTTGCTTGGAATTGGATTTGTACTCTATTTGCTTGTAACTTACTGGTATATTGCTATTCCTGTCGCAGTTGTTCTTGGTATTCTCCTTTTTATGGGAATGTCAGAGGATTAAAATAGCTCACCTCCAAAGTGTCCTAATACTAGATAATGCAACTTATGAACATTCAACTCCGTCCCCATCAAGAACGTGGCGTTGCTGCTATGCAACAGCATAACAAAGGTCAAATCATTGTTCCTACTGGTGGTGGAAAGACGCTCAAGATGATCTATGATGCTCTGCGCGAGTTTCAATCTGAAACTCCTCAGACCATTGTTGTAGTCGCTCCGCGTATTCTTCTTGCTGAGCAACTCTCTGCTGAGTTTCTGGAGTTTATTACTAACGCTAAGGTTTTTCACGTTCACAGTGGTGAGACGCATCACGAAAGTTCTACTCGTCCCCGTGAGATTTACAACTGGGTTAATGCTAATGCCGACAATCACAAACTGATTGTAACCACCTACAACTCTCTGTCACGTCTTCAAGTGGCACAGATTGATGTGGATACCATCTACTTTGACGAAGCACATAACAGCGTTCAGCGTCACTTTTTCCCTGCGACTGAGCACTTCTCTGCTAACGCACGACGCTGCTATTTCTTCACTGCTACCCCCAAACATTCTCTTGCTGTGGGTAAACCTGGAATGAATGATGTTGCTGTTTATGGTCAGGTCATCTGCAAAGTTCCTGCTCCTGAACTTGTTGAAGGTGGTTACATTGTGCCCCCTAAAGTTATCGTCAAGCAACTGCCGATGGTAACTGGAAAGCAGACCAACTATGACCGCGATGCAGAGAACCTGCTGGAAACGATTGATGAGAACAGCGTCGGTAAGATCCTGATCTGTGCTAAGGCAACCAAGCAAATCGTTTCGCTTGTGTCTGAAACTGATTTCTGCTCTGAACTAGAGGATCGCGGTTACTCTTGGATGTATATCACCTCCAAGACGGGTGCTATCATTGATGGTCAGAAAGTGAACCGCGAGGTATTCTTTGACACCCTATCTGCTTGGGGTAAGGATAACGACAAGAAGTTCGTTGTTCTACACCATAGCATCCTCGCTGAGGGTATCAACGTCAGCGGTCTGGAAGCGGTACTCTTCCTTCGCAATATGGACTTCATTGGTATCTCTCAGACCATCGGACGTTGCATCCGTTTGCATCACGATGATGCGAAAGGTATGCGCGATGGACGTATCCAACCTGGCAACCTTGCTCAGTATAGCAAATCGTTCGGTCTGGTTTGTGTACCTGTGTACTCTAAGGTTGGTATCAGCACCGCCCGTGCAGTTCAGTCGGTTGTTGATACGATTTTCCAGAAGGGGGAACCTGCCGTGTCGGTGGTTCGCAGGTGAGACCCGCTGAGAACCCAGTCCCCATCAGGGTTCAAACCCTGATTTTTCTGTAATTTCACCACAACCGACCTAGAACCCATCCGCCGCAACCAAATCAACGATTTTTTCAAAAGTGTAATGAACAACGAAACTTTTCTATGTCCTTGTTGTAGTTCTGAGAAAACATCAGACCATTTTGTGCTATCAGGCAGAAAGTTTCCTCTCATTTCAGTATGCAATGAGTGTTCTGATGAGCACTTCGTTGAGAAGGTTGATTGCACTTGTTCCGTATGCAAAAGGAAACTACCTCACACCTATTTTCAACACTATCGCACAAGATTCAAGAAGAATGGTATGCGATTGCGAGTAAATACAAATTGTAAGGATTGCTCACGGAAAGAAAGTTCTATCGTTTCTAAACTCAAGAGGGACAATCCTCCACCATCTTACTTGACTTCCTGCCCACAATGTAGTAAAGTTTGTTATGAAAAGGTAGAGGACATTCCTGAGGGTGTTGATGGTACAAATGGACCTTGGCAATGTGACCACGATCATAAAACAAAACAGTTTCGTGGATATTTGTGCAAGCGTTGCAATACAGGAACTGGACTAATCGGTGATAATGTAGAATACTTCCAAATTGCATTAGAGAATAAAAAAGAACGATGAATCTCAATCAAATTATTACATCTGATAACGTTGAGTATCTAAAAACTCTTCCTGATGAATGTATTGATTTGATTGTAACTTCCCCTCCCTATGATGAACTCAGAGATTACAATGGATATACTCTAGACCTTCACAGTTTGGGTGAGCAACTTCTTCGCGTCTTGAAGGATGGTGGAATCTGTGTGATGGTAATACAAGATTCTACGAAAGATTTTGCTAAATCTCTAACGTCATTTCGCACGATTGTTGATTGGTGCGATAACATTGGATTTCGTTTGTTTGAGTGCAACATATATCACAGACAAGGAACTGAGGGTGCTTGGTGGACTAAAAGGTTTAGAGTGGATCATGAATATATGCCCATATTCTTGAAGGGTAGGAGACCACAATACTTTGACAAAGAGAATATCAAAATACCATCAAAGCACGCCAATAAGGTTATGACTGGTGCTAACATTCGCACTAAAAATGGTAAAACTGGTTCTCGCAAAGTTAAAATCAATCCAACAAAATGCCCAGGAACTGTGATGACATTTGGTAATACTTGTGGTGGAGAAAGTAAGTTAAAAAGTCAGCATCCCGCAGTATTTCCCAATATGTTAGCGTATGATATGATAGAATGTTTCTGTCCACCAAACGGTGTGGTTCTTGATCCATTCAATGGAAGCGGCACTACAACTCTAGCAGCAAAGTGTCTAGGTAGAAACTATATTGGAATAGACATTTCTGAAGAGTATTGTAACATTGCTGTTCAGAGATTGCACACTGAAACGATAACCAGAAAAAAGGTAGAAACTACAAATCAACTTATAGGATTGGAGCAATTTATTAGTTATGATTGAAGGATTCATTATTGGTAAAGGTGACTATGCTGCCGTTCCTTTCGGTGAGCAACTGATGATAATCTATCAGGGTGAGCAACTCAAAGTATGCAAGACCGAAGCATCAGCACGAAAGTTTATTGTGGATCATAAAAAGGGTAAATCCCAGGCACAACTTCCTATAGAATAAAATAGCTCACCTCCAAAGTGTCCTAATAGTATGACGACCAAACAAATGCAGAACAAACATCTAGAGCACCCTGAAGATTGTATCCTGACTGGTGATCTGTCAGTTCTGGATTGGTTCTCTGAATCTGATAGTTCTATCAGCATCAAGATGGATGGTGCTCCTGCTATTGTGTGGGGAACAAATCCTCAGAATGGTAAGTTTTTTGTTTGTACAAAAGCAGCATTTAACAAGCAAAAGATTCGTCTTTGCTATAATGAGGATGACATCTTCACACATTTCGGTGGACAACCTCGCGTAACGCAAATCCTCATTTTCTGTCTGGATTTCCTTCCTCGCACTAATCAAGTGTTGCAAGGTGATTGGATTGGTTTCGGCAGTGGGTTGGATACATTTACTCCGAACACGATTACCTACAAGTTTCCTGCACCAGTTCGTCAGGATATTATCATTGCACCTCACACAATCTACAGCGGTGCTGATGATATTCGTGAGATGACTGCTGCTCCTTTGATGAGCAAACTCATCAGCACTAAGCATTGTCTTTTCGTGCAACCTCAGGTCTCTCTTAATCCTTTCCGTGAGGATTTGGAGGATGTGTGTAACTTTGCAAAGCAAATGTCTACGCTGTGTGAGTTTGTGAGCGACAAGAAAGCATCACAAATTAAAAAAGAGATCAACGCTTGCATCCGTGAGCAAAAGGTCATTGATGAGGATGAAATTGCAGAAAAATGTGATTGTGATGTGAATGTCCTGCGTCTTTGGAAGTTGGTTAAATCTATCAAGGATGATTTGTTCCTGTTCATTCACGAAGAGGATGACATTGAGTGTTACATTCACGATGAGCAATCATTCCACGAAGGTTATGTGATTTCCAACAAGTATGGGACACTTAAAGTAGTGGACCGCGAAGTATTCTCTCACGCCAACTTCACCGTCAGCAAGAATTGGGGTTGAGATAAAATAGCTCACCTCTAAAGTGTCCTAGTAGTATGAGCACAACCAAAATGACTGAAACTGATCTCCTCACTCTCCGTGAGCAACTTCAGGAAGATTTGATGTCTTGGCGTGATGTAAATGATCTGCCCGAGTTTGTTGATGAAGAACTCTGCGACATCGTTGTTTATGCTTTCTCCAAGTTCCTGAATAAGTGATTATGACTATCACTCTCGCTGAATACGCTGCACAGAAAGATGCAAGCAACACAATTTACCTTAACATCGTTAAGTATGGTTTGATGCTGTGTGATGCTCTCCAGCAAGATGCACCCGATGGTTACTTCTATGAACTGGATAGTTCTGGTCGCAAGTATCATAAAATCTGGATGCACATTGGAGACCGTCGTGATAGCATCCACGCCTTTATTGATAAGAAAACTGGTTCAGTATTGAAACCTGCAAGTGTAAAGGCACCTGCGAAGGGTGAGCGTTACAATCTGCTCTCTATTCCTTCCCGTGAGAAGTGTTTTGAGAACGCAACCTGGCACGGTTCTTATTTGTACGCTCGTTGATTGAAAGGGGGGACGCTGAAAGTGTCCTAGTAGTATGAACACTCCAAACTGGAAACACAACTCTGGTAAGCATAAACGAACCAAGGGTATGTGTAAGGGTAAAATCAAATCCCGCAAGCAATCTCTTCAATCACTCAAACTGAAACTGAAATGACCCTCACGCACATTAACGGCAAAAAACTCAAACAGTTTGCTATTACTGCCCCTGGATTTGAGTTTCCTGATTATGTTTATGCAGAAACAAGAGAGCAAGCAATTCTAGAGTGGGCAGATACTATTGTTTCTGTTGATGTAACTGAAATTGAAGAAGATTGAAATGACTATTCCTAACTACAACGCCATTTCTTTTCATTCTGAAGAAGAACATCAGGCAGCACTTTATGATGCTTGTTTGTTGATTGTCAATACCTACAACCAAACAGATATGCTGGATGGTTATTGTTTTGACCACGGAAAAAATGAAACTATTACTTCATACGATTTTATGAAGTTTGCGCGTCGTATTATCAACAATTATGATTGCAACCCAAATGACTGTACCTAATCTCACAAGTCAGCACATAGATTTTAATGCTTGGTTGGAAGAATGTCCTGTTGAATGGTTCAAAAGTGCAAAACCAAGTGTAAATGGTTCTGCAACTTATGAGTTCTTTTTTGATGCTGTGACTGAGGAAGAATGACCTACTCAAATTTCACACATAAAGAACTAAATGCTCTTTGTTCGGTATTTTTAGATCAAGTTGATTGGGGTGATAAGGAATTGACTGGTCTTGAAAGTGAAGAGTGTTTAGTTTTGTATCATAAACTTACTAAAATGCGAGAGGAACTTAAATGACCTACTCAAATCTCTCCACCTTTACATAACCCTTATGCGACTTTCTATCACCTTTTGCTACATTGCATAGATGTGACTTTGAAAGATTATTCTCACGACAATACTTCGCAAGATTAGTAACTTCAATAACTTCTCCAGTTTCTTTAGTTAAAATCCAACTTTTTTCTGCGATTGTTCTACCTTCACTCTCAAACTTTTCTCTTTGAGATTTGTTGCCTTTCACTCCATTCTCTTTAACCTTATCTGGATTTTGTTCTCTCCACTTTCTTCCACCTTCTAGGATAACATTCATAAATGCTCTATTTCTTGCTTTTCTAAACTCTGGATTTTTTACATCACCTAAAATCATTTTGTAAGCACAAAAATCTTTATAATCTCCCCACAATCTCCACTCACAATAATGAAACATTGCGTGTTGAGTTGGTGTTACTTCAACAAGATTTGTTGGGTCGTCAGTTCCACCTCTGTGTTTGGGAATAATGTGGTGTTTGTGTTTCATCTTTAACCAAAGTTACCAGTATTATTTAGCGTAATGACTAATGATTTTGCAACTTCCAATCTATCAAAAATCAAAACAAAGTTTAGGACTTCTGGTGCTATTTCACAACCACGAAGAAAGGCAGGTTCTACACTCAACGACATCGGAATGAGCACCAAAGAAACTATCAAATGTGCTACACAAGATGAGTATCTCAATCGTCTGTATTATGCTTTTGACAATAGCACAGATGATAAACTGCGTCGGTTCATTTATGCTGAGATCCGCAAGATCCACATTCAGAGAGGCACTTGGTAACTGAGAGATAAAATAGCTCACCTCCAAAGTGTCTCAATAATATAAAGGCAACTATTCAACGTGTTTGTTTCTATTTTTGAGGACGGATCTCTCCAAGATTACATCAATCAAAATGCACAAGATCCTTGGATTGGTACACCTTTCCAGGGTTATGTGTTTATGTCTCCCAAGCAAAAGGGGGAGTTTGGTGAGCGTTTCGTCTCTAAGTTCTTTGAGAATGTATTGTTGTGTGATGTAAAACGTGCCAAAACATCTACAGCAGGGCACGATCGTGTGATTGATAACATTCGCACAGAAATCAAGTTCTCTCTTGCTACCCGTGACAAAAAAGGTGGCACAAAGAAAGATCAATTTATCATCAATCACGTTTCTAAAGATAAAGATTGGGAACGTCTTGTGTTCTTTGGTATCAACCAAGATGAGAAAGATTGTCGCCTGTTTTGGTTCAGTAAAGAGGATTTCCTGAATCATCTTGAGTCGGAAGATTGTCTGTTTGCACCACAACAAGGTGGAAAATCTATCGGCAATGATGATTACATTTGCACAAAAGTTGATCGTCTGGTAGAATGTTCCTTTGTGAAGAGCATAACCGAATGGTGAATCTATTTCACGGCGATTGTTTAGACATTCTGCCAACACTTGCAGACAACTCTGTAGATCTGGTGTTGGTAGATTTGCCATACGGTACAACAGCGTGTAAATGGGATTCTATCATTCCTCTGGACAAATTGTGGGAGCAATATAACAGAATCTGTAAGGAAGATGGTGCAATGGTATTCACTGCAGCACAACCTTTCACCACTATACTTGCAGCATCAAATCTTGAGAACCTTCGTTATGAATGGATTTGGGAAAAACCGCAAGGAACTAATCCTATGAACGCGAAAGTTATGCCTCTCAAGTCACACGAAAACATCCTGGTCTTTTATAGAAAGAAACCCACATACAATCCTCAGATGTGGTACTCTACACCTTACAGTGGTTTCTCATCAGAAACCAGTAAGATTGGTGAGGTTTATGGTAAAGCAAAGAGCAAGCATAGGGATAATCCTGATGGATCAAGATACCCTAAGACAGTATTGCGATTCAAGCAAGAAAAGGGTCTGCATCCTACACAAAAACCTGTTGATTTGATGGAGTATCTAATCAAAACGTACACTAACGAAGGTGATACTGTGCTAGACAATACGATGGGATCAGGTACAACTGGTGTAGCATGTGTGAACACCAACAGAAACTTTGTGGGTATTGAGAGTGATGAGAAATACTACAAGATCGCTGAGGAAAGGATCAACAACCCACTCTTAAATGCTATGAATTAAAATAGCTCACCTCCAAAGTGTCCTAGTAGTATGAGCAACAACATCGTTTCCGAAATCTACTCCTACCACACAAACTGGAAGGAGGGTAAAGTCAACCAGATGTGGATTGAGCAATCTGGTGATGAGAACAAAGGTTATTCTTTCGTCGCTGTAGCACACAATCCCCGCAATGGTAAGACGATGGAAATGTCTAACCCTCGCACATCTTACCGTGAAACTCTAGAATGGGTTCGTGGTTGGTGTGGTACTTTTTGTGTTCTTCCTGTTTGATTTCTTACACTCAACTCAACAACTTTAACTCTTTGTGACTGATAAAGAACAACAAATCCCTAAAGATGGCGAACGTTGCATTAACGTGCGTCGTCAAGATAATGGTTTGTGGGAGGTTCACATCCAAGTTTTCAAGTTCAACAAACTTCGAGGTGATTCTTATTGGAACACTTTGGCGTATAGGACATATCAAAAAAAATCTGATGCTGAACGTTATGCTGCAAGATTTGTGAACTGATGAACAAAACCTTCGGTTCTTCTGCTATTCAAGTTTCCTGATTATGAAAACCAACTCTAACTCTTCTTGGATTGATGAACTGATTAAATGGGAAAATGCTCATCCTGAGTATCAACCATTTGAGGAGGATGAAAACTCTCAACGCCGACAAAACCAGAAAGAAGATTATTGATTATGACTACTGATTTACTCAAACTCTATAAACTTTGCATCCTTGATTTACTGATTGCGATTGATGAGGATGTAGTAGATTGGAGGAACTATCCTAAACTTTGGGAAGCAATCCGATTTGCTGATACTACTCTTGACCTCTGGGCAGGAGATAATCTCAAACAGATGAAAGAACAACTTTGGAATGAACTGAAATGAAAAACTATCGCGTGATGGTTGAAACTAAAGATGGATGTTGTACTATTTGGTATGAGAAATCCAACGCAAAGACCGCAGACAAACTTATCCTAAATCGCGTCTATAATCAACTCTGCGGTCTCAACATTAAAGAAATCTCTGTTATTCCTTCTGTTTGATTATGTACCGCACACTTTCTGAACTTCGCAACAGCATTAACAAACTGATTGAGCAACAAGGTGAAGACGCACCTTGCGCTGCATTTGTATTCACCAAAGAAGATGTTTTTGAGTTTGGTGAGAATGATGAGGAAAATCATTTTCCTATTGTTTTCACTCAAGATGTTCTCTGTGATGTAGGAGGATGTTCCTACATTTACGAACAGGTTGGTGAAATGATTGACGATTCAATCCGCCTTCGTAAGAAACTCCCACTCTACGCTAACTGATTATGTCTGACCTGCAAGAGTTCTACGATTATGTTCTCTCTTTCTATGGTGCTGATGGATTGTATCCTATGGGTGCAACTCTGAGCGTCATCAAGCAAGCAACATCCACACACATTAAGATACTTAAACTGAAAGGAAATGAGTTCTGTGGTGATAGTATTGACCGCGAATGTGTGCGGGATTTGTTAATCTCAAAATATGGTCTGACCTTCCCAACTGCTCCCGTCTCACTTGCGTCTCGCTGAGAACCCTGTCCACCACTAGACCAAAAACCTGATTTTTCTGCAATTTCACCTGACAGACCCCATAGGTCATCTGCTGCAGAGAAATTAACGATTTTTTCCAAACTCTAAACAATCCAATGAAATACATCGTTCAACTCTATCAAGGTGGCAAAGTGTTCACTGAGGAAGTGTATGCTAGCACACCCAAAGATGCCCGTGAAACTGCACTCATTCGCAACCCAACTTGTAAGGTAGTTGGAGTGAACGCAAAGTTCAACTGATTAAAATAGCTCACCTCTAAAGTGTCCTAGTAGTATGACTGACACTTTCACCGTTCGTTTCTGGTCTGAATCTCTTGATTCTCCAGAATACATTGGACCTTTCTACTCTGAAGAAGATGCCCAAGATTATTGCGATGCCCGCAACGGTTCGCTATCTCTAAGCGGTATTCCTTCCTGGGTTGCAAACTACTCTATCGTTGACTGATTATGCTCTTCCAAGTTACTGAAATTGAGTTTGATTTTGAGATGGAGGATGATGAATATCCTTCAGATGATTATCAACAAGCACTCACAGAAGAAACAATCGGTCAAATCTGGGAAGCAGATGATGAGGATGATCTAGTTGAAGAGATTACCTGTGCGACAGGTTGGTGCATTAAATCCATTGATTATCGTCACATTCTGAAATGAGAATTGTCCTTCTCTTCGCTACACTTTTCGTTGGTATTCAGTTCGGAGCAAATGCTATCGCAACCGTGAGTGAGTATCAAGAACAGCAAGCAGATCGCTTCTGTGAAATCAACCCCAACTACTGCAACGCAAAATGAACATTACTCAAGAACAATACGATCTACTGGTTGCAAAATACGCCAGCGACATTGTAGAAGGAATGGATATGGACAGTTTGATAGAGTTTGCGTGTGATACGATTGAAGAAAATCTCCGCAAGATGCACCCCAATTCTGATGAACTTCTCCAAGAGATTTCAGAGGTTTATGGTGAAGATTATGCGGAAGAGTTCGTGCAAAGTGTAATTGAATGACACGCAGAAGTTTAACACTCAAACCGCCTTGCAAAGTGAAAACAATTCTCCTGATTTTCACCGTTGCGTTTATACTCTCGCCAGGAGTTCGTAACGTTACCGCTAACACATTGCACACCGTCGCTGATATTATTCAACCACAATGATTGAAACTGATTTCTTTATTCTCTCACAAGAACAGTATCAGCAAACTCTCCAAGATGCTGCCATTGAAGGTGTATCTGTTGACTACTATTTGCTGGAGTTTTGTACTGTTGAAGGTGAGTGGGTTACAGTGGAATAAAATAGCTCACCTCTAAAGTGTCCCAATAGTATGAACGACCAAACCTCCTACACTTCTCCTCACACTGGTAACATTTATCAGTGTATTGTTGAGAAGAATTGGCGTCAATCTTGGGACGCAAATGGTAATGCTTTCAAGAAGTATTACAACACTTATAGTTTCTTTCTGAATGGAGAGTTTATCACTAAAACTCTTCACAATGATGAAAAGACTCTAAGCACAACGTTTGGAGAGTTGGAGGGAGTTTATACTCCTTGGATGACATCTGCAAGGGATTAAAATTACTCACCTCCAAAGCGTCCTAGTAGTATGAACACAAACGATCTCCTAGACAGCATCAAACTCTCTGAGCAACTGGCGCTGGAAAACTATCAACAACGCAACGGTGTTGTTGATTATCGCCTTGACGGAGTTTGCAATCATTACTTCGCAAAGTATGATTGGAATGGTAAGCGTGACGGTGAGATTTGTCTCACTTGTAAAGTTTCCAAAACCGTAAAAGGTTCGCTCCGTTACACTTTCCAGATTGACGGTAAGCGTATCGCATACAAAGAGATTTGGACTAAGTTTAACTCTCTTGGTGCATTTCGCATCTGATTTTTCTCACAAACTCATTCATTCTTAAGTAACACAAATGACGATGACTTCTCAAACGATTACTCTTGAACAGTTCCACGATTTGCTTTCTGATGCTTATGCTGTGAGTGTGAACGATACTCTATACTTTGTAGGGTATGATACAGATGACAATCCTTACATTTCCGACAATGATGGGCAGGATTATGTTGACCTTTCTACTGTAGATGGTGATATTGAAGTTCACAAAAACTATGTGTTCTTTCATGTGAACGGTGAACCTCTTCAGATGGTTTTTCTCAACATTAAACCGCTTAATTTCTGAACTGAAATGACTAGCACTTTTTATCTTGTTCGCGCTGAGAATCGCCGTGAACCTGAATCATATGTTTGCGGTCTTTATGTAACAGAAACTGAAGCACAAGAGCGAGTTGATTCTCTAAAAGAAGAATACGATTTTGCCTGGTTTGATGACATTCAAGTCGGTGATCTAGATCTCTGTAATCGCTGAAATCTCCAAGCGATTAAAGTTACTCACCTCCAAAGTGTCCCAGTAGTATAACCACCACACTTTCCCAACCACAAAATGCGTAAGATTGAAGCACAAATGAACCGCGCAATCTCCCAAGAGATTGATTGGCAAAAAGACAACACTCAAGTTATCAACATTGAAGGCGTAAGTTTCGTCTATCTGTATAGCAATCTGATTGCTATGGTTGGTGATACTTGGTTGGAACTGTTTGATGGCGGACATCAAACAAATACCACCAAATCGCGTCTCAATGCTATTCTTGCAGAGCACGGAACTGGTGAGCGTGTTTATCAAAAAGATTTCACTTGGTTTGTATCAACATCCAACGGTGAAGTTCCTTTCAACAATGGTATCAAACTTTCCTGATGACTGAATCTCAAATCCTTCAACTTCGTTTTCTTTGTAGTGATGTGATTTTCGATTTTGAGTTTACACAATTCCTGATTGATAATCCACAAGACAAAGACAAAATCAAACAAAAAGCGCAACAATACTACAACAAACTTCAAGCAATTCTTGGTGATGCCTATGTCCCTGATTCTGAAATGTCTCTCCCGTGCTGAGGAGTTAGCAAACGAAATCAATGGTGATTTGTTCTATGTACCTGAAGAAGATGTCCAACAACTTATCTCCAAACTCACCGAAGATAATGTAGAAGAGATTGCATCAGAACTCGCAGATTTAGCATACTGGTTTAACTAAAATGTTCGTTATTCGTTACTTCCGTCCTTATACTCAAGAATGGAATACTCAGTCATTCAGTACACTTGAAGAAGCACAATCTATGATTGACTTCTATCGTTCTTGCGGTTCCCCTGCTAATCTTATCAAATGAAAGTCGCTCCAATTTCTTTCGCCAAAGCGTCCAATCGTTCCAACTATTATTGTACTTTAATCAACAATCTGTATAAGAAAGGTTATACGACTCAACAGATTGCAGATGAGTTAGGTATGGGAAAGACATCAGTTCGTTATTACTATTATGGTCTACATAACTGTTCTGAAGCACAGTATCATTGGAAAAATGCTTTCAATGCAAATAAAGAACTCGGATACATTCAGCACAGTTTAACACAAATTCGCGTCGGTACTTCTGTTCCTATTTGATGTTATGACAATCACAAGTTTCTATAACGGAGAATCGTATTCTAAGTTTGATTCGTATTATGAACCAGAGCACGATGATGTAATGGATGCAGATGATTATGAACGTAGAGAGTATTATCGTAATGGATGGAATGAAGAGCAATACGATAGACAAAGGTTCTGAGTTATGATATAATGAAGAGGAAGGGAGTTTGCCTCTATTCAGTAAACAAAGTGACTTCCGTAGAGTATAGATAATTTCCAATAAAAGGTGGTTGGGTGTATAAGAGAGGGACTGGTAATCCCTCTCTTTTTTTATGTCAACAAACGACGTAATCCGTATTGCATAATGTAACTGTCTAATGCACTTTCAATGATAGTATTGAAGAATGTATTGTTATCAGGAACTGGTAATCCTTTTCTTATAGAAGCAGAGTAAACGTTCTTTATTTTTTCTGCTACAAAATCGTCAACAATATAACCATCAAACTGCTTTTGTTTCTTATCCTCTTTCCATTCAATGTTCTCTAATCTGTTATCACTTTTATCACCATTCTTATGTTCAACATCGCGTGAAATGTTGTCAGTAGGAATGAAAGCAAGTGCCATCAATCTATGAACAGAAAAGTTCTTTAATCGTCCTGTATTATCCGTTAATCTTACAAATCTATCTGCTGATGTTTTGCTCTTCCAACCAGGAGAAAGTTTCTTTGATTTGTTATTCTTAAAGGACCAAACATTACCCTCTGTGTCTATACCATAATCAGGGTAACATTTCAGTGCTTCAACATTAGAGAAGTGCTTGATTCTTGTCTCCATTTGTGTGTTTTTTCCTGTCTGATTTATGTAGGGAAAAAGAGATTTCCACTTGTGGAAAACGTGAAATGAGTTATAATGCGTGAAATAAAGGTGTTGTGAAAAGTGTATAGAATGTGAGGGTATTCTCTCTGTATTCTTATAAATGTGCTGAGACCTTGTTATCTAAGCGAGCATACACAAAGGAACGCGATTTGTCAACCCCCAAAGTCACAAAATCCTCACAAGACCCCCGCAAAATCCCCCGGAGCGCCCCTAAATACTCCTCAGGTACTTGACACTTACCCCAAGACATTATAGAATGTTTCCATAGCACACAGGAGCGTACTTATGTCAGTTGTGTATCACCAGGCACAGAAGCAGCGTTATAGGGTAACTCTAGAACTCAATGTCCTATCCGACTTCGATCCACACCAAATTGACTGGGAGAAACTATTCAAATTGGAACCTGCAGAGAGGTGTGAAGCATACGTGGAGGATCTAGATTGCCCCTCTAAGTGGTAAAATAGGCACTTTTAGTTTTGATAGCATAACCCCCCCTAAATACCCCTAGTTATGCTATCAAAACTATGAGACCATTAAAGTATAAGAATTTGGGCAATGGAGTGATGATTCGCGTCCCTGAAATCGTCACCACAATTCTACCACAACTGCAAGACGTTATGCAACAGTTAGAGGATAACGGTGAGGATAGTCGTGAGGTGATAATGCAGATTCTCAGTGATGTTGAGGATCGCATCAATTCATAGTATTATAATAGCTCACCTCTAAAGTGTCTCAGTAGTATAAGGGCGCCACACTCTACACGGCGTTCTTATCACAAACACTTTCACTTTTCGTTGTTATGAATTCCGCCCAAATCCTGACGTTCACTGAAGCATTTCCTCCCGCTCATAAGTTGACTGAAACTCTGATGAACATTGACTATAAAAAGCACCTGAACACCTATATGGATGGTGTTATGAATGTCTGTGCATTTATCGCTGTGATCGCTACTCTGATCGCCTCTAAGTGGCAGGAGAATGATGTTACTGAGCGTCTGCAAATCGCTGCTCTGAACGTTATCACCTGGACCCGCAACGTTGCAGTCCCCGCTGTGAAGAACGCAGCAACTGTAACTTATAACGCAGGTCAGAAAGTGCGTGAGGTTTATGATGTGATCTCTTCGCCTCTGTTCATTACTCTTTGAGTTGTAAGCATTATAATATCTCACCTCTAAAGTGTCTCAGTAGTATAAGGGGCACACCCCAAACATCACAAACCAACCACAAATCTCCGACAAATGACTAACACTTTCCGCGTTGTAATCCCTACCGCTGATGGTATACAAGTCGCTGGAGAGTTTCCTACTTGGTTGAATGCATCTCTGTTCCAGCAAGTTATTCTCACTGACCGCAATCTTAAGTGTTCGGTTGAATCGTTCTGTAACGGGATGTGGTTAAGCGAATGTGATTGATTCTCTCTATTCTCATTAACACTTTTCACCCTACACTTTGCACCAAATGACTATCGCTTTCCAACGCAATGCTCTTGACGTTTCCTATAACGGTTGGGAGAATTATGAGACCTGGAATGTTGCACTCTGGATTAACAATGATGAGGGTTTGTATAACCTTGCCCGTGAGTGTGGTTCGTATCAGGATTTCGTTGAATATATCAGCGAGTTCATGACACAAACTCCTGATGGTGTTCGCTATGATGATCCTGCTGTAAATGCGATCCAAATCAATAGCGATGTGTTTGACTTCTAAGTAACACAAAAGGGAATGAGATGCGCCCTAAAGACACTCACCAAACACGCCACAACGGGGGAGGTAGTGGCACCCCACCAAACACACAGTTTCTTACACTTTTCTTCTTCATTATGTCCAAGCAAGTGATGATTTCCATGCTCAAGCAAGGTAACACTGGCGCTGAGATTCTGTCCATTCTGGATGCACTCACCGCTGATAATGTTTCGGAGGTTTCTGATAACGAACCCACTGCAGATGTGATTGAGTTCTGATAACACAGAGGGCACAGGGTTTGACACTCTGTGCCCTTGAATGTTATGATAGATTGGTGACACTGGCGGGCAGTTAAATGCGGTTGGTTTGTTATAGCGCGGCGCGGCGTTGTCCCGTATATAAAAACTTCGGGTCCCAGTGACCTCCAGAGGTGACAAAACGCGAGAGAAATATCAATCTCATAAAAAAATCCCGGAAGTATAAGATGAGAAAAAAATCCCGCCCCTATTGGAATTTCTGGAAGGTTGTCTTTGCGGGATGGATGATCCGATATCCTGGAAAGATGTTTAGAATTATCGGAGTTCCTCTTGGAATACTGATAGTGGTAATATATAATGCAGTGAAATAAAAAAATTCCGGAAAAAATTTTTATGGAAAAATATGAAAAGGTATATCACATCTACGCAAAACGCGAGTGCATTTATCACAGCCTTTCAGAGGAAAAATTCTCTGAAATCTGGGATATGTTACACAAGATGATTGAACTACTTGATAGTAATTTCTCAGAAGAAGATTTACAGTATGAAGAAGTAATTGTAAATAAACTAATCACACAAAACGCTTCATATTGACAAACACTAAATAGAACGATAAAATTGAGTTTGAAGGTTTATTCAACTTATGGCAAAAGGATTCACTGTAAAAGCAGCAGCACCAAAGAAATCCACTGAAGATTGGGATTATGATGCGATTAAAGAAAGAATGCGTGGAAAATCAATTGTATTCTGTCTTCCAGGTCGCGGGTGCTCGTTTATTTTTCTAAAGGCATTTGTACAACTTTGTTTTGACATTGTACAAAATGGAATGAGTATTCAAATCTCTCAAGATTACTCATCAATGGTAAATTTTGCACGTTGTAAGTGTCTTGGTGCAAATGTACTTCGTGGTCCCAAGCAAGTTCCTTGGGACGGAAAACTAGAATATGATTATCAACTTTGGATTGATAGTGATATTGTTTTTGATTCTAACAAATTCTGGCAACTCTGTGATCTTGCTTTTCCTGCTGAAGGAGAAGAACGTGAGGTTGCAGCAGGATGGTATGCTACAGAAGATGGTCACACAACCTCTGTCGCACACTGGTTAGAAGAAGATGATTTCCGTAAGAATGGTGGTGTGATGAATCACGAAACTGTGGAGAGCATCTCAAAGCGTCGTAAACCATTCACAGTTGACTACACTGGTTTTGGTTGGGTTCTTATTAAGAAAGGTGTCTTTGAGAATCTTGAGTATCCTTGGTTTGCTCCAAAGATGCAAGTTTTTGAATCCGGAGCTGTTCAGGATATGTGCGGTGAAGATGTTTCATTCTGTCTTGATGCAAAAGAAGCAGGATTTGAAATCTGGTGCGATCCTCGTATTAGAGTGGGTCATGAGAAAACTCGTATTATCTGATGGAAAGAACTTACAATCTTTTATATAAAGGTCGTAAAATTTATACAAATCTCACTACAGAAGAGTGTAGTGAGATTCTTCAAGATTTCTCTGAGCGTTATTTCTCGGGAGAAGACATTGATCCTAATTTAATTGAACTGGAGGAAATTTAAAATGGCTAAAGGTGGTAACAACAAGACTCTTTTTGAACCTGGAGCACCAAAGAAAACCCGTCAAGGACGTTCTGCTCGCACACTACTAAGTGCAACCTCTCGTAATGGACGTAAAAAGAAGTACAGGGGACAAGGTAAGTAATGTCTTATTTCCTAGATGTCAACGAAGAATGGAATCAAATCAATCCTAAAGACATCTGGGCATACAATAAATTATCACTAAGTCGGATTTTGGAGTATAATTGTGGTCCTGCAGGAACCACAGTTCCAAAATCCGACTTTTATATTGTTCGTCCATGCATCAATTTAATGGGGATGGGACGTTTTGCTCGCAAAGAATGGATAGAAGACAAAACAGAACACTTTCATCCATCAGAATTTTGGTGCGAAATCTTTCAAGGACCTCATTTGAGTGTTGATTATCACGAAAAGAAGTCAAATTTGGTCGTTTTAGGTGAAAAGAACGCAGATGACCCCTACTACAAGTGGAGAAAATGGTCAAAAATTGAAGTTGAAGTTGATTTCCCTTCAATTTTGAATGATTTAGTTGGTAATTATGAGTGGATTAACTGTGAATTTATAGGAAATAAGTTAATAGAAGTTCAATTTCGCCAAAATCCAGATTTTCGTTATAATAATAGTGTTGCTATTCCAGTTTGGGATGAAAAAATAAATAAAAATATAAAAGATTATCGTTATATAGAAGATTTTGATTACTTAAGAAAAGGATTTTATGTTGATTAAGGGATAGTAACCCCTTAAAAAGTTCTGATTTTATCAATCAGGAGTTAAAAATGGAGCAAAAAATGCTTAGAGAGATCTTCAATGATGATCTAACACCAAAAAAGCATAATTTTCAAGTTCAAAATGAAATTCATGAGTTAATTCGTAATGATGATGACTATGATGATTGGGAATACGGTACAGAACCACTCTATGAATCAAAAAATCCCTAATAAATAAGATAGAATTATATAAGTAAATGCCTTTAGAAAGGGTAAGTAAAGGTTTTAAAGATATTAGTATGACCTTTCAGAGTAATCCTCTGAATGATGACTTGATTGCATTGAAAGATGCCTCTGCAATTGCAAGATCAGTGCGTAATATTGTCTTTACTTTGCCTGGAGAAAAGTTTTTTAATCCAACTTTTGGGTCAAAAGTCAGTAAATCATTATTTGAGAACATTGATGGAATTGCGGCATCTATATTAAATGATGAAATTCGTAATTCCATCATAAATTATGAACCAAGAGTGTCTTTAATTGATGTGCAAACTGTTCCCGATTTTGACAATAATGCTTTTAATGTTACTATAATTTACAGAATAATAGGTATTGATGTTTCAGCACAACAATTACAGTTCGTTTTGCAGTCAGTAAGATAAATGCCATTAGCAAACTTCTCAAATCTGGACTTTGACCAGATTAAAACATCTCTAAAAGATTACTTAAGATCCAACTCAAACTTCACTGATTATGACTTTGAGGGATCTAATCTTTCAACAATTCTTGATATTTTGGCATATAATACTTACATCACTTCATATAATGCAAATATGGTTGCAAATGAAGTGTTTATTGACAGTGCAACATTAAGAGAAAATGTGGTTGCTCTCGCAAGAAACATAGGATATATACCAAAATCAAGAAAAGCAGCGATCGCAACTGTAACATTTTTTGTAAATACAAGCAATTTCCCACAAACTCCATCTTCATTAACTCTAAAAAAAGGAGTAGTTGCAAGTTCATCCGGAAGTTTTGCCAATCAATCATTCATATTCTCAATTTTAGAGGATATTACAGTACCAGTAGTTAATAATATAGCTTCTTTTAATGATGTCAAGATCTATGAGGGTGTTCTTTTAACATCTAACTTCACAGTTAATACAAATAATCCAAACCAAAGATTTATTTTGCCTAATCCCGGAGTTGATACATCTTTAATATCTGTAAGAGTGAGAGATATTCAAGGAGACACATCTTCAGTAAAGTATTCCCTTCAAGATAGTGTTTTTGGCGTAAATAAAGAATCTAAAGTTTATTATATACAAGAAATAGAAGATGAAAGATATGAATTGATATTTGGTGACGGAGTTCTTTTTGGTAAAAAATTAGAAAATAATAATTATATTGAAGTTGATTATATTATATCAAATGGTAGTAGTGGAAATGGTATAAGTCAATTTAATTTCTCTGGTAGATTAACTTATACAAAAAATGGTATAGAAAGTACAGTAACTTCTGGAATATCACTACTAACCACTGGCGTTTCATCTCAAGGTGGAGAAAACATAGAAACTGTAGAATCTATTAAGAGATATGCTCCAAGAATTTACGCTTCCCAAAACAGGGCTCTGAGTGCAAATGATTATGAAACACTGATACCAAGTAAAATATACCCAGAAACAGAGTCAATATCAGTTTTTGGTGGAGAAGAATTGATTCCTCCACAATATGGAAAAGTTTTTATTAGTATAAAACCAAGAACTGGCGATTTTATTCCAAATTTAATAAAGCAAGACATTAAAAGGGAACTAAAAAAATACTCTGTTGCAGGAATTATTCCAGAAATTTTAGATCTAAAATATCTTTACATTGAAGTAGATTCAAAAATTTATTATAATACAAATCTGACTACAAGTTCTGCTTATGTTTCAAGTATTATTCAGGGAAATGCAAATAAATATGCAGAATCCTCAGATTTAAATAAGTATGGAGCAAGATTTAAATATAGTAAATTTCTTAAAACTATAGATGATAGTCACGAATCAGTAACTTCAAATATTACAAAAATACAAATAAGAAGAGATCTTAGAGTTACATTAAATACATTTGCAGAATATCAGATTGGATTTGGAAATGCATTCTATATTAAGAGTATGAGTGGATTCAATATCAAATCTTCTGGATTTAAAACTTCAGAATTTCAACAAACAGTATATCTTTCAGATATACCAGATAGTAATAGAATAACTGGATCAATATTTTTATTTTCAATTGAAAATGAGAATTCTACAGATTCCACAATCTTAAAGAGAAATGTTGGTAAAATTGACTATGAAAATGGAATAATTACTTTAAATCCGATTAATATAATCTCAGGAAAAGTAAAAAATGGACAATCAATCATTGAAATTTCCGCAATTCCAAAATCAAATGATGTTATTGGATTACAGGATTTATATTTGCAACTAGATATTAATAACAGTTCGTTTGAAATGATCCCAGATTCCATAGCATCTGGGGCAGATCCTTCACCATCTAATTACACTATAACTTCAAGTTACAGCAACGGAAACCTAGTAAGATCGTAAAATGACAGAAAATAGAATCAAATTTAATAATATACTGCAAAATCAACTTCCTCAGTATGTTAGAGAAGAGTTTCCATTAGTTGCTGAATTTTTAAAGCAGTATTATGTTTCCAAGGAGTTTCAGAGTGCTCCTGATGATATTATTCAGAATATAGATCGTTATATTAAATTAGATACAATAAAATCAAATCAAGATTCAACAGAACTAACTCAAGATGTTTCATTCTTAGATGAAACTATATTTGTATCCTCAACAATCGGATTTCCAGATTCTTATGGTTTGATTCAAATTGATGATGAAATTATCACATATACAGGAAAAACAAATACATCTTTTACTGGATGTATACGGGGATTTAGTGGTGTTACTTCTTATGATAATCCGAATCAACAGGATGAATTAACATTTAATTCATCGGAATCATCCGATCACAGTGAAAATACTTTAGTAATTAATTTAAGTTCTCTTTTCCTTAAAGAATTTTTTGATAAAATTAAATATCAGTTATCTCCAGGTTTTGAGAATAGGGAATTTTATAGTGGTCTTGACAAATATTTGTTTATTAAACAATCAAAGGATTTTTACTCAACAAGAGGAACAGATCTCTCATTTAAAATTTTATTTAAAGCCTTATACGGAGAAGATGTTAAGGTTATAAAACCCCAAGATTACTTAATTAAACCTTCAGATGCTGAATATCAGATTACCAATGATTTAGTTGTTCTTCCCGTATCTGGAGATCCTTATGATTTAGTTAGATCAACTCTTAGACAAGATGAGTATAATAATATTCCGACTGGATATGCTCCAATTTCAAAGGTCCAACAAATAACATCAAAATCTAACAAATCATATTATAAAATAAGTTTTGATGCTGGTTATAATAAAGATATTGGATTTGATGGATCTCTTTACGGGAATTTTTCAGTTCATCCTAAAACTAGAAATATAGGAGAAATATCTTCTGGTGCAGATACTATTGATGTAGATTCAACAGTTGGATTTCCTTCTGAAGGTGAATTATCAGTAACTTATGCCGATGGTACTGAAGGTATTATAACATACACCTCAAAGAATTTGAATCAATTTTTTGGATGTAGTAATATTTCAAATACAATATTAGATGCATCTGATATATGGTTAAATGTTTTTGCATATGGAATATCTAATAAAAATTCAAACGAAACAATAAAAGTTAGAATTACTGCCGTCCTTAGAGACACAAATATTATAGGTGATACTTATTACCAAGGAGTCGGTGATAATGGAATAGTAAAAACACTTGGAGTAAATGATGAAAGTGTTGTTTATGATAATTGGTTCTATAATGTATCAACAATTATTGATATTGATTCTGTAGAACTTGTTGATTCTTCAAACTTTACCTATTCATTAACTTCAAAAATAAATCATAATTTTAAGTTGGGAGATACATTAGAAATAACTTCAAGTGATTCCACAAAAATACTATCCACAGTAACAAGAATTAATTCTGATACAAATTTTGAAATAAGTGATCAGGGAACTCTTGGCGATGTGGAAGTTTTATATTACTCTGTTAGGAGA